ACAGCGTGACCAGACACACTGCCTCCATATATTACAGGTCTTTGTTTCATTTCTGGCATAGTATTACTCCTCTCCTATCCAGTATCCACTATCTACGATAGCTTTCCTTGCACTATCCTGTGCATCAATAATCCTATCTGCAGTAGCAGGTAAGTCAAAGTTAACTCCATCATGTGATGCAAGTAATAGTTCCACTAGGTCAGTTACACTAACTGACACCTTAACATCTTGCCAATCGGTAAGTTCAGGGTTTAGCACTTTCATTTTGCACCTCTCAATCTAGGCAAATATAATCTACGATAAACTCTTTTGTCAAGTCAATCTGAACACCTGATAACACACTAACAACTTTTAGTTGCTGTTCTGTTAGCACCTGTTCTTCTGCGTCATCGTCTAGGTAGTACACATCACCGCAATCATATATCCATGTATCAGCATTTGTTACTATTGTCAGTGCGTTACGTACTTCCTCGACTAGTTCCCAATTAGGTTGGGTAGCATAGCTATCATTATATTCTTCCTGATAGCCTGAGTTGTATTGAAATAATCTACTCATGTGTTACTCACAAAATCTTTTTCTTTTAGAAAATCAATTAGTTCTTGTGTGTCCTCCGCTAAACTTTTAGCGTAGTTGTTTACCTCCCTTGTTGTTTCAAGGTCAGCGATAGTTCCAAAGTTCCCCATTCTATGCTTTAGAATGTCGTATATAAATTCCACCTTCATAACAAGTTCGTTGTATTCATCTTCAATCTGTGATTGGTATTGTGCGTCTCTACTCATTTCTTACTCGCTTTCTTTATAAAATCTTAATCGTGCTTAATCTTCTTTACAGAAGGTGGATGAACCCTTCTATTACATGATATAGGTTTAAGTGTACCATCAAGAAATAGATAGTCCCATGCCTGTTCTTCATCAATAGCTTCTATCTCATAAATTTCAGTCGTGGTTTCTTTACATACAATTTGGTATGTCGAAAGTGTCGTCACATTCATAGTCTACTCCATATACATATGCTTTAGCCATTTCAAGTAAGTCCAATACGTCAAAGCCATTGACCATTCGGACAACATCGTCATCATAGTCGTCACCTACATATAGGTTACACCACTCTTTGCAAGGCACAAAGCGAGGATTGAATCCTGATGTGTCGAACAAAGCTACCTCTACAAGGTGAGGATAGTTTGCTTCCTGTGATATAGAGAAACTATATCCTTGGTCTTGCATTACTGTAAGTGACATTCTTACATTCATATTCATATCAAACTCCATAAGTAATTATGTAGGCAGTTTTAACACATGCCTAGGTGCTTGTCAAGCCGAAAGGTTTAGGCGGCTGTTAAGTTCCAGAAGCTACGCTTTGGGTTACGCTTCTCAATGTACAAGCTACGCTTGCCGAAGTGAACACCATTGGTAGTCTTACCCTTGGTAAGTCCGAATCGGCGAATAACTCCACGCTTGCGATAGATACCCTCGGTGTTACCGATACGAAAACGAAAGCCTTTTGTGCCATCGTTAAGTGAATTAAATTTAACCATGTTAAAATCTCCTATTGCTATGGTTACATTTACTAATATATTTATATAAGTTATTCGTAAGAACTTTATAACTTATTAAATTATTAGGCTACTTCAAGGTTTATGTGTTTACCTTGTAATACAAATCCTGTTGTGTCTTTCTTGGCTTCACCTTTAGCATATAATGCTACAATGTGTCTAGGCATATCCAGAAAGCGTAGGTCGTCCTTGTCCCCATCAAGCACAGGCAAGCCTCTCCAATTTACAAGTTCTGATGCAGGGTGTCTAAAGACAACAGCAATGTTACATCCTGTAGCATTATATGCTCTCAGCACTTCATCAGCATATCTTGGATTGGCTTCACTGTATGACAGTGTAAGGTGATAGTTTTTAGGTAGTGTCTTATAGACACGTTTAATTATCTTGGTGTAGTCGTAGAACTGGACAGCAGGAAACTCATTCTCAAAATCAATATGATTTTCCCACATGATGTCTGATGTGCCATTCAGTCTTACGACTGGTTGAATATCACGCTTCTCACAGTATCGCTGAAACTTTGCAATATCTTCTCTTATCTGTTGCAAAAATGCAACACGATTGTCTCGCCAGATGATAGTCTTGCGGATACGTCCAGCTTGTACATTGGACATCTTGCCACGACCAGCAGTATACAGACATGCTTTCTTGCATCCTGCAAGTTCAGCAGTTGGGCATAGGTTTACACCTTCCACGTTATCGGCTGGTGCTAGGTATAGAATGGCTGTTAGATATTCTGAGCCATCACCCTTTACAGTCTTGGCATTATTGCCAACAGATAATAAGTTATAGTTAGACATGTTAATACTCCGTATTATTTTCCCATAAGTATGACATAGCCCATGAAGATGCTTGAGATAGCCATAATATCTACGATAAATTCAACCATTATACACCTGCCTTTTCGTCATTATATGCAAGTGCCGCCGAAAAGATTTCAAGTTGCACTTCAGCAGAAATGTTCGGATATTCATCCGTAATCTTTTCGTGATACACCTCACAGTAAACATGTGGATATTTATCCACAACCTGCTTGGCAAGTTCCTTGATGTTCTCATTGATTTCTGCTTGAAGTTCTTCAAGAGAATCAGGATATTTTTTACCAGTAGTTACATCATACATATTACACTCCATTAGGTTGTTGGGACTATCTTAATAGATAGACCCATTTTCGTAATCATCTGCCATGCCATTGGCAATGTCTTCATTGTCCCATATTGAGACAACCCCATCATAGCAATGGTATACACCATACACTACCTCTTGACTTCCGTGGTTATGTAGTTCTTCTACATAAAAGATATTATGTGTTCCGTCCATGACTAACTCCTCTCAAGTTAATATAAATATATAATTTATTCATAAATAAATAAATTATTATTTTATTAAGCATTTTTGCTTTCAATCTCGTGTTTCAATTCATCAAGTTGCTTTAGCAAACTATCCAGCTTGCGTTGCTCACCTTCAGTGAGTGGTGGATGCCTACGCTTGAGCTTGGCTGCATCAAGCATTATAAATCCTGCAAACAGTACGCATAACCCAATGATTAACAACAACAGGGTAATGACAACGTCATTGTTTGTTACCGCAAGTAACAATATGCATACTGATGAAACCATAAAAAATCCTGCTAACATTTTCACAATATTCATAATCAACTCCTCATCCTTATTAATATAAATATATAATTTATTCATAAATAAATAAATTATTATTTTATTAACTTTTTTTCCAACACATGTCAACACATATATGAAATTATTTTATAAACCATTGGATTTATTAAATAATATATAGGGTAGAGGGTGTACTGTCTGTTTTATAAACAGGGTGATATGTTGCATTTAAGACACACTTTGTGTGAATGTTGTAATTTCATCACATATTCTATGTGTTTTACTGTGTCATCTCTGCAACACTGTGATATTTTTGTCACTAAAAAGGATTCTTTCCCATTTTCTTCAGAAAATCTGTGACACATATGACACATACCCTACACACAAAACGCACGAGCATGCATATATATAAAATACCCCTGACATATACTGAGTAAATTTAGGAACTTTCTCACAAAGTATATTTCTAAAGTAGTTCTACATTTAAAAACTGTAATATGGGGGTGTTAGTAGCGGAGTAAAATAGGAGGTTTCTCACAATAAAAAAAAACTCCGGCGGGGTAGCCGAAGTTCTTATTAATATCTATGTATATATAACTTGTATAAAAAAGATAATGTAAGTATAATAGAATAATGTTAGCGGGTGTTATATTAAGCACCCCTTAAATTAAAGTAAGAATATTTTAGCATGTTTCTTTTCGACATACAATAGGCTTACATACATCATTTATGCAACACGAGTATTATTTATGCAAGACAGTGACATTATTACTACACCCATAGAAGCCCATATAGGTTTTAACAATACACTTAAAACATATATACAAAAGAAATCTAAACAAGACTTCTTAACTTATGTAAGACTTGTAGCCCCCACCCTTGTAACAGACTTTAAGATGGGAAGACATATTGAAGTATTATGTGATAGACTACAGAAAGTAGCGGAGGGTGACTTAAAAAGGTTAATGATATTCCTGCCACCTCGTTCTAGTAAATCTTTAATAACAAGTAAACTATTTCCATCTTGGTATATAGGACATTTCAGTAATCACGAGATTATGTCTATCTCACACAGTGACCAACTAGCTAGTGACTTTGGGCGTAGTGTTAGGGATATAGTTAATGATGAACAGTTCCAACGTATCTTCAAGGGTGTGTCCCTACGGAGTGATGTGAAGGCTGCTGGTAAGTGGAAGACTAATCATAATGGTTCTTACTATGCTGCAGGTGTCAGGTCACAGATTGCTGGTCGTGGTGCGCACCTAGCATTACTGGATGATGTTATGTCTGAGGAGGATTCATTCTCAGAGGCAGGGCGTAGGTACATTAAAGAATGGTGGCCTAGTGGTCTACGTACACGCTTAATGCCTAATGGTGCTATTATTATTATTAATACAAGATATCACTACGATGATTTGTGTGGTTGGTTATTAAAACAAGAAAATGAATTAACAGAAAACAAATGGGAAGTAATTAGTATACCAGCATGGCTAGACGAGACAGCTGCAAACCTATTAGGTTTAGAAGAAGGTGGTAGTTATTTTCCTGAGTGGAAACCAGATGAGGTATTAAGAACAGATGAACAAGAAATACGGGCTAGTAATGGGTCTAGGTATTGGGACGCTTTGTACATGCAAAATCCGTCACCAGATGAAGGTGGGATTATCAAGAAATCCTGGTTTGAGTGGTGGGAATATGAAGACCCACCGCAATGCGAGATTGTTATCCAGACTTATGACACAGCCTTCTCGACAAGGAAGACGGCAGACTACAGTGTCATCCAAACGTGGGGTATCTTTCACCAAGTCGAAGAAGATGAATATGGCATAGAGTCAGTAGTACCTAATCTAATTTTACTTGGCAATGTAAAAGATAGGTTTGAATATCCAGACCTACGGCGTACAGCACAGTTTCTTTTTCAAAAACATAAACCCGATATATGTATTGTAGAAAAGAAAGCATCAGGACAATCTTTAATACAAGATATGCGTAAAGCCGGACTACCTGTACTAGAGTATATGCCTGACAGGGATAAGGTATCTCGTGTTTATTCTGCCACACCAATCATGGAATCAGGACGGCTTTACATACCAAGCGGTAAAGAATGGGCAAAGGATTTATTTGATGAGTGTCTAGCATTTCCAAATGGCGCACACGATGACCAAGTAGATGCAATGACTATGGCAATACATTATATGAAGGATAGCTGGAACGTGACACATCCTGAAGACCCTAGCTGGGAAGATGATTATAATCCCCGTAGACAAAAGAGGGTTGGATACTGGAGGACTTAGTGCTATAATAAGGTCATCCATAATTTATTAGGAGTAAGTTAAATGGTTATGAAAAAGAAAAGCAAGGGCTATCGTGCTGGCGGCAAGATGAAAAGCAAAGGTTATCGTGCTGGTGGTAAAATGAAAAGTAAAATGATGAGTAAGGGAGGCAAGGCTTCAGGAATGTCAGTAGCAAAACTACGGACTGAAGCTAAGAAAAAGGGGTACAAGTTGGTTAAAGCTTAATGGCTTACCTGCAAAGCAATATCCCACATTTTAAATGTTGGGTACGTCGTGAGTATACCCATAACCACGAAGCTTATCATGGAGAGTTTTTACACGCTATGGCAATTGCTGTTACAACAATGCCAAATAGATGTTTAAGTTTTCAAGTTATTTTTACTGGTATAGCACCAGAAGGAGAGGAAGAGGACACAGTACATGGTGGAGCTATGTGGGCTAGGATGCCTATCACGGCTCTTGTAGGAGATGTTCCTTTAGAAGAGTGGCCTGAACCTATGGATGTTCATAATGCTCAACCTTGGGATTGCTCCTCAAACCATCATGCAGTGTATGTTCTAGATAGAGCAACACCTTGTCCGTGGTTAGCTAAGATAGATGGTAACATGTATCCTGCTAATTATTTATTTACTGTTGACTATACAGAAAGTGAAATAGCGGATGACCCTGCACAACATAAGCAAAGTCATGTTATGTGTTTATTAGATGCAGGAGAATGGACAGGTAATATTGTTGCACTACCTAATAATCGAGTAAGAGTAACACACCCTGCTTGGTTTGAAACAGGAGAAGGCGCACCAGACTTTAAACCTTCTGCTCACACACATTATAGTAAAAGTGATTTAGATTATACACTAGACACAAATAGAATATTTGATAATTTATATAATGAATAAACCACGTATACCAAGAAAGAAGGGACAACCTGCAGGGAGTAAGAAACACTCTGACCTGTATACTGATGAGAATCCAAAAGGTACTATCCGTGGTTTAAAGTTTGACACACCTGCTAATTCTAAATCTAGTGTTACTAAGATACGGCGTAGTGGTAAAACACACGCACATAAAATACAAGCTGCTATTGCAATGGAACAAAGAGCAAAGGTTGCTGGTAAAAAACAATCTGCTTCAATTTATAGAAAGTATATAAATGACATGAAACAGAAAACCAAACAACGTAGGAAAGCATAATGGCTACAGAAAAAAATCCATACGACCAAATACCAACTGATAATGTAATACAAATAAAAGCAGAAGACCCTATGTCTGCTAATGTTTCCTATCAAGTTGACCCTGAAACAGGAGAGGTTGAAGTAGACTTCCAAGCAGAAGGTGCGGAGATAGAAGTTGAAATTGAAATTGAGTCTGAGTTTTATGAAAACCTTGTAGATAAACTAGATGAAGATACGTTAGAAGAAATTGGTCATACAGTAATTGATAAATTTGAAGCAGATAAAGATTCTCGTGCTGAATGGGAGTCTATGTTTGAACGTGGTTTTGACCTTCTTGGTTTAAAACTAGAAGATACTACAGAACCTTTTGAAGGGGCTGCTACTGCTGTTCACCCACTGCTTATTGAGTCAGCTGTTAAGTTTCAATCTAAAGCATCACAAGAACTGTTTCCTTCTAAAGGACCAGTAAAAGCCCAAGTGCTTGGTAATGCTACAGTAGAAAAACAACAACAAGCTAATCGTGTTCAAAACTTTATGAACTATCAAGTTACAACACAGATGCCTGAATACTTTGATGAGTTTGAACGTATGTTGTTTCACTTACCTTTGATTGGCTCTTCAATTAAAAAGATTTACTATGACTCAAGTCTTGGTCGTCCTGTCTCTGAGTTTGTTCCTATTGACCAATTCTATGTATCTTATTATGCTTCCGACCTTAGAAGGGCAGATAGATATACACATGTTATATATCGTAGTCCTGTTGATATAGCTCGTTGTATGGAAGCTGGCATGTATGCTGATATTGAACTTCCTAATGCTGGTATACCTGAATTATCTGGTATGGCATCTAAGATGGATAATGTATTAGGTTTATCACCAGCAGGAGACAATGACCCTCAGTATGTATTACTTGAACAACATTGTTATCTAGAACTGCCGGAAGATAAAATGCATGAAGGTAAAACCGCATGTCCTTATATTGTAACTATAGAACAATCAAGTGGTTCTGTTTTATCTATTCGCCGTAATTGGAATGAGGGAGATGAACGATATGAGAAGAAGATGCACTTCACCCATTACCGATATGTTCCTGGTTTTGGTTTCTATGGGCTGGGGCTTATTCACTTTCTTGGGAATCTTACTATGTCTGCCACTGCTGCTATGCGCAGTCTTTTGGACGCAGGGCAGTTTGCTAATCTACCGGGTGGATTTAAAGCTAAAGGAGTACGAATCGTGGGTGACAATGACCCGATTGCTCCGGGTGAGTTTAAAGAAGTGGAAGCTACGGGCGTTGACCTATCTAAGGCTATTGTTCCTCTTCCCTTTAAAGAGCCTTCTGGCACTTTGTTTAACATGCTCAGTTTTGTTACAGGGGCTGGTCAAAAATTTGCAGACTCCACAGAACAAGTAATTTCAGACAGTGGAGGCTATGGTCCTGTAGGCACAACTATGGCATTGCTTGAGGCTTCAAGTAAATTCTTTACTGCTATTCATAAAAGACTACACAAGGCACAGGGAGATGAGTTTAAGATTCTTGCTCGTGTTGACTATGAGTATCTACCTAATGAGTATCCTTATAAACTTCCGGGTTGTCTTGAAAAAATATTTAAGAAAGACTTTAATGGTGATGTAGATATTATTCCAATATCTGACCCTAATATTCCATCAAATGCCCAGCGTATGATGCTTATTCAAATGGTACAACAGATTGCAGCACAATCTCCTCCTGACATGTTTGATATGGAAGAAATTAATAGGATGCTTCTTACAACTGCAAACGTACCTAATGTAGATAAAATAATGCCTTTGAAAAAAGAAGCAATGCCCCAAGACCCTTTATCAGATATTAAAGACGCTAATAAAGGAACTCCTATCAAAGCATTTAAAGGACAGAACCATGATGCACATATGCAGGTTAAAGGTTCTTATATACAAGACCCAATGAATCAACAAACAAATCCTGCATTTGCTAAAGTTGCTGGTGCGTTACAAGCTAATATATCAGAACATGCAATGTTAAAATATGAAGAGCAAATTGAAGGATTAACTATGCAAGCTATGCAAAATCCACAAGCTGCGGCTATGTTATCGCAAATGCCTGACCCCGTTGCTGCAATGCAAGCACAAGCTGCACAACAAATTATGCAAGCAGGTATGGCTATGGCACAACAAAAACAAGCTGGTACACCTGAAGCTCAAATGGTACAACTAGAATCACAACGCCTTGGTGTTGAACAAGATAAAGTACAAGCTCAGATGGCTAATAAACAAGTTGATGCTGCGCTTAAACAACGTGACCTTGATTTAAAAGAACAGAAAATTATTCTTGATGCGCAGAAAGCTGGTGCTAGTGACGCACTAAAGGATGCTCAGAAAGAAGAGGACAGAAATAATAAACGTGTTCTCAAAGCTATGGACTTGATTGGTGACTTAATGAAGGCACAAGAGAGCAATGAACTAGAGGAGTCAAAAGTAGTTGCAAATCTTTTAATGAACTTTATTAAAGAAGGTAAAAATATTTGACACTCTATGAAAATTTAGTTAAAGAACTTCAAAAAGAAATTGATGAAGTAAAAAATTCGCTTGCGTATGGAAGTGTTTCGGATTATCCTAGTTATCGTGAAGCTGTTGGAAAAATCAATGGCTTTGAGATTTCAATTAGTATAATTAAAGATACTACCAATAGATATATCGAAGAGGATTAATATGCAAGCAATTTCTAATGCAATAAAAAATGATGAATGGATTACAGATGCTGAAGTTCCTGACCCAGAAATTTTACCTGAAATACCAGGTTATAATGTTTTGGTACGGCCTGTATCTGTTAAATCTGAAACTAAAGGTGGAATCATACTACCTGACTCTATCAAATCGGATATGGCCTACCTTACTACAGTGGGCAGGGTCTTACGAGTGGGTAATCTTGCTTATGCTGATAATAAATTTAAAGGTCGTCCTTGGTGTAAAGAAGGTGACTATATTTGTTATGGAAAGCATAGTGGTACTAAGTTCTTTTATAAAGGCACTCAGCTATTGCTTATTTTCGATGACGATGTTAAAATGGTAGTCGAGGATTCAAAAGATTTAGACCCTACCTATAATTTATCTAAGTAAGCACTATTGCAAAATAATAATTTATAATATATAATATATACATATGAACAGCGTAATTCGTCTTTTTCGCTGTGGACGTTAAAAGGAGTAAAACTATGTCACAGACTGAATGGTCTACGATTGAGCCTACAAAGGCTGACGAACAAGAAAAAATACAATATGAAATAGAAGGAGAAGAGCCAGAGCAACAGGTAGAAGCTGTAGCTCCTGAAAAAAAAGAAGAAGCTCCTTTACAAGAAGAACAACCTCAAACTTCTGTTGAAGAAACTACTGAATTACAAGAACCAAAAGAACTTGATGGTATAGAGACTTCAGGCGCACAGAAAAGAATTAGGCAACTTGTAAAGCAAAAAAAAGAACGAGAAGAAGAAGTAGAACAATTAGTTGCCGCTAATAAAGAAATGCAGTTAAAGCTGCAGTCTCAAGAAGATAATTATAAAAAAGCATTATTAGAAAATGCAACATCTTCTGAAGGTCAAGTTAAAGAGAGACTTGAATTAGCTAGAGATGCTTACAAACGTGCTGTAGATAGCGGAGACTCTGACTTAATCTTACGAGCGCAAGAAGCTTTAAATTCTGCACAACAGGATACTACTCGTTTTGCTGACTATAAAAAAGAACTAGATTCTTATACAGTACAACAAGAACAAGCGCAACCACAAGCTGTTCAACCAGCACCTGCTTATCAAGGATACGATGAAAAGGCCGTTATATGGGCGCATAAAAATGAATGGTTTAACTCAGACCAAGTTATGACAGCTGCTGCTCTTGCAATTGATGCGCAGCTAAAAGAAGAAGGATATAACCCTTCTGAAGATGAATTTTATATGGAAGTAGATAAGCGTATTGCTAATACATTTCCACATAAATTTGGTGGCAATAATACTACCAACCCCGTACCGCAGGAAACGTCACAACCTGCTCAAGTGGTCGCTGGAGCTTCACGCACTCCATCAACCTCATCAAGTAAGAAAGTAAAACTCACACAAGAGGATGTACGTCTTGCTAATAAGTGGGGTATATCACTTGAACAGTATGCAGCCGAGAAACTCAAAGTTGAAAATTCTGATGGCGAATATACTACAATTAACCGATAGCGTGGAGGAAACCCGATGACAAGTAAAAACACACGAGAAACACAGAGTCGTGAACTGGAAACCAGAGAACAAGAAACATACGAATATCGTGAACCTAATCTTTTAGATATTCCTGATTCTGTAAACAATAGATTTACAAATGACGGAATGACACTTCGTTGGATACGTATAACCCTAAAAGGACAGGATGACTATACAAATGTAGGTAAGCGACTAGCTGAAGGCTGGGAGTTTGTTAATCTGGATGAAGTTCCTGAAATGGCACATACTTCAATGGTGAAGGATGATGGTCGTTACAAAGGTACAATATGTCGAGGAGATTTAGCCCTTGTCAAAATGCCGAAAGGCAAAGCTATGGCTCGACAAAAACACTTTGAAAATGCATCTGCGGAGATGGTACATGCTGTTAATTCACAGCTTGAGAATGCTGGTGACCGCCGTATGCCTATTTCAAACTCAAGTAAAACAAATGTAACTAAAGGCCGTTCTCCACAATTTGATTAAAAAGGAAAACGAAGTTTAGTTACAGAAACTTAGACACTGAAGGAGAAAATATATGTCTACTACTAAAGTCACTGGACTTCAGCCTTCTCGTGTTCGTGGTGCTGCACCAAACAGTAACGGCCTGAATGAATATCCTATTGCTTCAGGTGCTACAGCAATGTATACAGGTACGCCTGTACGTATTGCCTCTGGTACACTTACACCGTGTGTAACCTCAACCGAAGTGCCTGTAGGTACTTTCCAAGGTTGTCGTTATGTCGAAGACGGGGAACAAAAATTTAAACCTTATTATTCTGGCGTGTCTGCTACAGATATCGTTGGTCTAGTAAATGATAACCCTGGACAAACTTACATCATTTCTTCAAACGCTACTGTTGCCGCTGGCATTGTAGGAAGAAATGTAGAAGTTAGCTCAATTGCTGGTGGTTCTACCTTTACTGGTAAATCAACCATTGTTGCTAAAACAACTGCTGGTACAACTGGTAAAACTACAAATGGTTTGCTACGTATCATCAATATTGTTGATGAGCCTAATAACGCTGCTGGGGATGCATTCACTAAATTGGAAGTCGCATTTAACTATGATGCTACCGATTATCAGAATGTTGTAACTTCAGCCGTAGTAACTACAACTAACTAAGGGAGATAAATAATAATGGCTATTAATCGTGCAAGTATTGCAAAAGAGCTTCTCCCTGGTCTTAACGCCGTGTTCGGCCTTGAGTATGGGGAAGTCTCTGATGAACACGCTCCACTGTTTGAAACTGAAAACAGTGACCGTGCATTTGAAGAAGAGGTTCTCTTCACAGGCTTCGGCACTGCACCTGTAAAAGGTGAAGGTGCTGCTGTTTCTTATGACGATGCTTCTGAAAGCTTTACATCTCGTTACACACACGAGACTATTGCTCTTGGATTCGCTGTCACAGAAGAAGCTATGGAAGATAATCTTTATGACACATTCGCCAAGTTACGTGCCAAAGGTTTGGCTCGTGCTATGGCTAATACAAAACAAGTTAAAGCTGCTGATGTATTTAACAATGGTTTTAACGCAAGCTTTGCTGGTGGTGATGGACAACCGTTCTTCTCCGCTTCGCACCCAACTATCGGTGATGGCAACCAAAGCAACCTGCTTACAGGTGCTGACTTGTCAGAAGCTTCACTGGAAACTGCTCTTATTAGCATTTCCAAAATCAAAGATGACCGTGGTATCTTAATCGGCGCACAAGCCGAAAGCCTCCACATTCCATCTGACTTGGCATTTGTCGCTGACCAAATCTTGAACAGCACAATGTCAACAACAATTGGGGTTAACCCAACAACTGCAGCTAATGGTGCAACAAATGTTAATGACATTAACTCCATTCGTAATCAAGGTCTTATGCCGGGTGGGTTCTTTGTGAACCGCCGTTTCACGGATACTAATGCCTTCTACATCAAAACTGATGTTCCGAATGGTGCTAAAATGTTTGTACGTTCACCACTGCAAACTAAGATGGAACCAGATTTCGATACAGGAAACCTTCGCTTTAAAGCTCGTGAGCGTTATAGCTTTGGCTTCTCTGATTGGAGAGGTTACTTTGGTAATGCTGGTTCTTCCTAAGAACTAGTTTATCTATAAAAACTTAATTAAAGTTTATGGGGAAAGGTCGTTGTATCTTTCCCTTTTTTTGTGTATAATAGGTGTATCTGATTATAACTAGGAGTATTAATATGACAACAAATGTTAGAGTATCTTTTGTGTCTACGTCAGGAGATGCAGTTGATGCGGCAACTGGAAAAGCTGTAAAAGATACAAGAATACGTGCTATTCATGCTACAGGTGTTGGTGACTTTATAATTGCTGGAACATCTACAGACCCTTTTGGTACTGTAACAGGTAATATAATTAAGTTTACAAATACAACAGCAAATGATTTAACAGACCAAAGCTATAGTGATAATGGTATTAGAATGACAGGAACTGTATCTGTTGCTTTACCAGTTAGCGCAGCAACTGTGACTATTTATTATGGCTAATTATACATATCTTGTAAATGATATTATTGAGACTACAGAAAATGATGGCACAGAGTTTGTCAATCATATTCCTAAACTTGTTAATCGTGCAGAAGAGAGACTAACAAAAGCTCTTGATGATTATGGTCTTGTAACTGTGACATCTATTACGCTTTCTGCTGGAACAAATGATTATACATTACCAACAGGAACAAGACTAGTTAAGAATATTAATATTACAAACAATGGCACTAAAATTAATTTACTTCAAAGAACGGATGAATTTATAAATGATTACTGGCCTGTATCAGCAAGCACTGGAACTCCCAAGTACTATGCAAAGAGAACAAATACGCAAGTTCGTTTTGCCCCTACAGCTAGTGCTGATTACAGCGGAGAACTTGTATACATTACTAGGCCAACAACTTTGACTAGCGCAACAGATAGTAATTACTTTAGTGAGTTTTGTTATGACGCTTTGTATGCAGCTTGTATGTCAGAGGCTTTAGGTTTTATGAAAAACTATACAGCTAAACAAGTATATGAACAACAATATCAAAACTCAGTAGGTTTACTGCGTAACCAATCAAGAAGAACACGCCGTGATGATATGCAAACTCCTGCTTCGACAGGTGGCGGCGATAACACAATCGAAGGAGGATTGTAATGGCAGGTAAAACAGAAATAATAAAAGCAATAGCAAGCCTTGGTAAAGCAGCTGCTAATAAACAATTTGGTAAAAAAGCTGTTGACTCTGCAGTTAAGTCTGAAAAAGCTAAAGA